ATGATTGATCTATTTCCTGGCATGAACTTTAATCTACGTGGTAGTGCATTACGTACAGACGTTGTTACACCACTCGGCCCAGATAAGGTTATGATTGAGTTTCGTGGTTTTGGTCTTAAAAAGGATACACCAGAAGAACGTAAGACTCGTATCGAACATCACAATACAATATGGGGCCCGATGGGTCGTAATCTACATGAGGACTTGTTAGGTATTCAAGGTCAAGGATCAAGTATGCAGCCTGGATCAGAACATCGTCACATATTACATGGTAGACATGAAGATCAAACTATACATGATGAAGTTGGTATGAGACACTACTATGAAGAATGGGGTCAATGGATGGATCGTGATCCTGCTAACCCAATGAAAGAAAATGCAATTTGGGAAAACCAAGAAGAACTTGTAACTGCACAGTATGATCTTGGTGTTGCGTAAGGCACTTGACAAAGTAAGGTAAATAAGGTATAATACAGTATGTTTAATCATTTGAATGTGGAGTTGCCCCCAATAAGCGCAACAACAACTGACGGTGTACGTCTTTATGAGACACCAGAGGGAAATAAGTATCCATCTATCACAACCATTCTATCAGTCCGTAATAAGTCTGGACTGATGAAGTGGCGTAAACGTGTAGGTGAAAAGACTGCAAACTACATTGCTGGTAAGGCTGCAGCTCGTGGTACTAAGGTTCACCATATGTGTGAAGATTATCTCAATAATGATAATATAGATCATCATCAGAAAGATTTTCTACCTTGGTGTTTGTTTACTCAATTACAGAAAGTTATGTCAAAAATAGATAACATCCATGCACAAGAAGCAGGACTCTATAGTGATAAATACAAGGTAGCGGGCAGAGTTGACTGTATTGCAGAGTACAATGGTGTACTGTCTATTATAGACTTCAAGACTTCAACTAAAGAACGCAATGATGAATGGAATGAAAACTATTACATCCAATGTTCAGCTTATGCAGAAATGTACGAAGAAAGAACTGGTACAGAGATAGATCAGATTGTTATTCTATGTGTAACCGAAGATGGTACTGTACAAGAGTTTGTAAAAGAGAAGTTTGATTACCTAGATGCATTGGTAGAAACTGCCACCATATGGAGAGAACAAAATGAAACACCTAGCCACAATATTGGCGGTGGTTCTGTTAATGGGTTGTCAGACCAACAGTAATACTCCCAAAGACCTAACATCGTCAAAACCAGTAGTAATAGAAACAGATCAACAACTGGCCGAAAAGTCTCAAAAAAAACCAACAGAAGATAAAAAAGATAAACCAGTGGTGGAGGGATTTATAATACAGAAACCTGTTCTTTGCGGCCCAGTTGATGTTTTCCTAGAAGGTATTGAAAGAACTTCCCAAGAAAAACCTATCGGTTTTTGGATAGATTCCCAGTATGGAAATAAAGTTATGGTGTTGCGTAATGCTGATACAGGATCGATAAGTGTTCTTGAGTTCATAAAAAATGAGTATGCTTGTTTTATCTCTGTTGGTCAACAATCACAGATGGTTCCTACTGGGCCTACGAAAAAGGGTGAAAAAATTAAATCTAAAAGGGTATTGACTTTACACTAACAACATGGTATAAATATAATACAATTTGATGATACGATTTAAATGCTGTACTGGACGGGAGTGCAATTCTCCCCACCTCCACCAAATCCCATATATTCATATGGGGGTGAATTAGGATCGACAGGCAGAGATAGATGAGAGTAGAACTGTGGATTGACCGCCTTATAGGTCAAAAACACTAAACGCAAACGACAATTTTGCACCTATGGCACTTGCTGCGTAAGCAGTAAATGTTAATGGAGTTTCGGTAGGTTCCTTAGCAACAGAATAACCTACCACTTTTATCTAAAAGGGGTATTGACATATAGGTATTGTTATGTTATACTTTGTTATAATGCGAATTTAAGTGACGGGAACCTATTCCTATATCGACACTTAATGAGTTTGGTAGTTCTCTTTATAGGACTAAAAACTACCACTTCAAAAGTTGAAATGCTTTCAACTTATTTTGTAATGTTAAGGAAACATTTAAATGACTAAGACTACCCAGACCGCTAAGGTCGCCGCCGCACTCGTTAATGGTGCAGAATTAACCGCTAAACAGATTTCGTCACGTTATGGTGTCAAGAATGTTCGTGCAGTTATCAGCCAACTTCGCACAGAAGGATTTGCAATTTATCTGAACAATCGTGTATCGTCTTTTGATGGAGAGACATACCGTAAGTATATGCTCGGTACGCCTACTAAGGCAGTTGTTGCAGCTGGATATGCGGCACTACGCACAGCGTAAGGTCTAACGGGTGATGCCGTAATGCATCCGTGGGGGGTCATGGTTAACCCCCCAACTTTTTAATCGTTATGGAAGAATATTATGCCGTTAAATACATCCAAAACATTTTCCCTAAAAATAGAACAAATAGTTCTCGAAAAAGATATATCTCATTTAGATGCTGTATTGTGGTATTGTGAGAAAGAAGGTCTAGAGCCAGATTCGTTAAGGCCCTTGATCTCAAAAGCTCTAAAAGAAAAAATAGAAGCAAACGCTAGAGAGTTAAACTTTCTGCCAAAATGTGCTCAATTGCCTCTATAGGTACTTGACATATCCAATGAACTGTAGTAATATGGTTTATGTTCAACTGTCAGGACTGATGACAGCAACTTTTGTAATGGAGACTTCAAATGGAAGTAACAGTGCATTTGGACGGCGACCCCGCCGTTCGTGAAGAAGGTTTCTTCGCCTCTCAGGCAAGTGATCTTCTTAATCGTATTCGTGGTTTAGAATTCGATAATTCAGAATTGACGAAAGATAATTCTGAATTGAGGGAACGAGTTAAGAAGCTCGCCTCACGTCAACCTAGTTGGCCAAAGGGATATCGCCCACATAACAGGCGGTAATTGATGTGTGCCGGTGTAGCTCAACGGTAGAGCAATTGCTTTGTAAGCAATAGGTTGTGAGTTCGATTCTTACCACCGGCACCATTTTTAAATGGAGTACTCATGTTTAAAAAAATGAAGAATTGGTTAGACAAATATACGGAAAGCAAATCTGCTGCTGTTCCAAAATACCTAACTGGCAAAGAGTCTGGAGCAGAGTTGAATAATATGAGAAGAGAAAAACAAGCAAAACATGAGGATTTATTGAAGTAATGAATGTACGTTTAATTTCACATTCAACACCAGATAATATTATTGGTGTAGACGATGCACAAGACCTTATCGCATATTGTGCTAGGGTATCAAACCCAGACAATCAGAACAATAAAGAAACTAGCCAAAAACTTATAAAATACCTTATCAAACATAAACATTGGTCGCCACTAGAGATGGTCAATGCGTGTATAGAGATTGAGACTACAAGAGACATTGGAAGACAGATATTACGTCATCGCTCATTCTCGTTTCAAGAGTTCAGTCAACGATATGCTGATCCCACCAAAGAACTTGAATTTACGACCAGGCCAGCTCGTTTACAAGATTTGAAAAACCGTCAAAACTCTATAGAGATGGCTGATGATAATGAAGTCGTTAATGAATTTTATGCAATTCAATCAAATGTCATAAGAGTTGCGAAAGAGGCATATGAATGGGCAATTAGAAATTCAGTTGCAAAGGAACAGGCTCGTGCAGTTCTTCCAGAGGGACTTACGATGTCCCGAATGTACATGAACGGCACACTACGTTCATGGGTACACTATATAGAACTAAGAAGTGCTAATGGCACACAAAAAGAACATATGGAAATCGCAGAAGCCTGTGCGGTAGAAATTGCAAAAATATTTCCTTTGATCGGAGAGTTACATAATGACTGAAATTCCTGTTTTTCCAGCCGGTGTATTAAAGATATATCAAAATTCAAACCCACCAGAAGTTCCTTCTATGGATGAATTTGAGTTCAACCAGCAAGCAATTGCAAATCCAGATACAACACAGTTCAAAGATACCCCAAACATTATTGATCATGAGGGCCTGTCTGATCTTAAAGATTGGTTCTATGAATGCGCCAAGGATTATCTTGATAATGTGATGACACTGGATTATCGTGATTTTTGGATTCATGAGAGTTGGTTAAACAGTGCTGAGCCAGGAAGTCAACAAAGTATGCATAATCATGGTAATTCTCTTATCAGTGGTGTGTATTATGTCCAGTCTAGTCCACAGCACCCGCCTCTGGTGTTTGAGAAGATGCCTGCGAACAGTGATCCATTTTTCTCACTAAGAAAACACTACAGTAAGGCTAATTCAAATTTCACAAACAAGATTGGTATGCCTTGCACTCAAGGTTCATTGATCATGTTCAACTCGTATTTGTTTCATGGATTCTCACAGAATACTACAGATCAATCTAGGATCAGTCTTGCGTTTAATGTTCTTGCAAATCTTTCTGAACGTGACGCATACAAATTAGACTTTGTTAAGAATGAACGTTGGTTGGATGATGCATCTGTGAGTTATACAGTCAGTACTGACGGAGCGTCGGGAAAGATTGACAGAAGGATGAGCAAGTGAAAGCTGTTGTCATAGGAAACGGTGAGTCTCGGTCTTGGTATAACCCAAATACTAAATGGGTTGATATCAAGACATGGGGATGCAATGCCGTTTACCGTGACGCAGCACCAGACAACCTTGTTGCTATGGACTACGGAATGCAACAAGAGATATATGATTCGGGTTATAAGGGTAAATGTTATTTCTCAAACTGGAGTGTTGTTCCAGCAGAAGTTGCTGACATGATGCTTATGGGATTTGATATACCAGATAACTTTATTCATAGGAGTAAGAACAAAACTGATCAGTGTGTCATAGCTGGTAAAGACCCTGCTACTCTACATGAAAAAGTTGAGTCTGCCATGCAACAATTTCCTCACCTTGATATGGATGATCTTAAACTCAAGATGGAAAAAGATATTGGAATCTGGATTACCTATGTAAATGAGAATGACAACATAGTGGATGTTGGTAATCCTAATCTATCAACAGGCAATATGGCTTTACTGTGTGCATGTCATGAACAGGATGCAGAAGAGATTTATATGTTAGGATTTGATTTGAGTACATACGATGAGACAATCAATAACATATACAAAGGAACAGACAACTATTTGCCTGCCTCTGCTAAGGGAATAAATCCTGTCAATTGGATAAACCAAATGAGT